CTTTGACATGTTGCATGCAGGTCATATTGCTATGCTCTCCGAAGCAAAAAATCACTGTGATTACCTCATCGCGGGCCTGCAGACTGATCCCACCATCGACCGTCCAGATACCAAGAATCACCCCATACAAAGTGTGGTGGAACGTCAAATACAGTTGGCGGCGTGTCGTTATGTTGATGAAGTTGTGGTGTATCAAACCGAACAAGACCTCTGTGACCTTTTGTTGATCCTGCCCTTGGATGTGCGTGTGCTGGGCGTAGAGTATGCTGACAAAAATTTTACCGGTCGTGATGAGTGTTATGATCGTGGTATTGAAATTATGTTTAACGGCAGAGATCATTCGTTCTCAAGCTCAAGCCTTCGCAAGCGTGTGGTAGCTGCCGAAACAGAAAAAGTATTGCTACAAAAATGATATTGTATGTAAATGGTTGCAGCCACACAGCGGCTGCCGAAGCAGTGGTGCCCGATGTGTTTGCTGTGGATGATGGCCGATATGGCATTGACCGTAGACCTCATCCCATCAACTTGGAAGCCAGTTGGGGTCGGCACCTGAGCCGAATGCTCAACACTGAGTTTTATTGCGATGCTGAAACAGCGGCCAGCAATGATCGTATATTGCGTACCACTAACGATTGGATTCATGAAAACTATTCTCGACTGTATGATACTGTGATGGTGATCCAATGGACCACTTGGGAAAGAGAAGAATGGCAGTTCGAAGGAGCCCATTACCAAGTAAATGCCAGTGGCACAGATATGGTCCCACCTGAATTAGAATCACGCTATCGTCAGTACATCGTAGATGTCAATTGGACTCAAAAGACAAATGAATGGCATAATAAAATTTGGAATCTACATCGCAAGCTGAAAGATCTAAATGTGCGACATTTGTTTTTCAGCGGCAACAGCACTTTTATTGATTTGCCAAATCAGAGAGATTGGCAAAATCACTATATCCAGCCTTACTCAAAAGAGCACAGTTGGAATGCCATACTAAAAAACAACGGATTTTCGCATGTTAGTCCCAAAAGTTACCACTTTGGAGCCAATGGCCATAGATTTTGGTCTGAATATGTGTTACACTACATGAAACAACACAAACTTCTGAACCGCTTTGATGAAATATCTACTGATTGACACTGCCAACATGTTCTTCCGTGCCCGCCATTCGGCACACAGGGCAAGTGATACATGGACTAAATTGGGCTTTGCGCTACACCTAACCATGATGAGCGCTAATAAAGTGGCCAGACGTTTTGGCGTAGACCATGTGGTTTTCGCACTAGAAGGACGTAGCTGGCGCAAAGATCACTACAAACCCTACAAGGCCAATCGTGCTGTAGCTCGCGGCGCCATGAGTGAAACTGAAGCAGAAGAGGACAAGCTATTTTGGGAAACGTATGATGAGCTGACTAAATACTTGTCCGAGAAAACAAATTGTAGCGTGATCCGTTGCGCAACAGCAGAAGCAGACGATATCATAGCCCGCTGGATTGCACTACACCCCCAAGATGAACATATTATTGTCAGCAGTGACTCAGACTTCGTCCAGTTGGTTGCACCCAATGTGCAATTGTATAATGGCATAAACGATCACCTGTTCAGTATTGATGGCGTAACCGATGCCAAAGGCAACCAATTGAGTTTTTCTATCAAAAGCAATTCAAAGATCAAAGTAGGCAAAGCTGACAAAGGCTTTGTGACTCCACCTGACTATCAGAAGTGGGTGCTGTTCTTGAAGTGCATGCGTGGTGATCCTGGTGACAATGTGTTTTCGGCCTATCCAGGTGTGCGTGTGAAAGGCACAAAGAATCAAGTGGGACTTACCGAAGCATTTGAGGATCGTGACAAAAAAGGCTACTCTTGGAACAATCTCATGCTTCAGCGTTGGATGGACCATGAACAAGTTGAACACAAGGTGCTGACAGATTACGAACGCAACGTCACACTGATTGATCTCACAGCACAACCACAAGATATTAAAGATGTAGTAGACACAGTAATCTGTGAACAAGTCAGTGCCAAAGATACAGGCATGGTAGGCGCACACTTTCTCAAGTTCTGCGGCAAGTATGAACTTACCAAGCTAAGTGACCAAGCAGAACCAATTGGTCGCTGGCTGAATCAAACATATCAAGGAGCATTAACATGATAGTAGCAAAACCAGTAATTGACAACCAATACTGGATCCTCAAACAAAACAATCAAAAGATTGGCAACATTGAAGCCAGTGCAGATGGATATGTTGTAAAAATACAAAATCAAGTATCCAACTACAAGACCATGCCCATGGTTAGAGAAGTGATTGACATCACCTTTGAACCATCTGAAACAGTTACACCAACACCTAATGATTCAGTACATGGTTACGAAACTGGGTGCAAGACCTACAACGGGCTGTGGAATGTTCGACTAAAGTTGCCGCTGTTTACCAAACAGGAAAAATCCAAGTCATGGTTTGCGGCCGGATGGTACACAGTCAAGCAACATCGTTCATGGAAGATTGTGCGTAATCCCAAACTGATTGCGCTAGAACGTTACAAGTATCAAGGACCATTTTACACAAAGGAGCAAGCAAATGAATCCATTTAAAGACCACCAACTGTTTATGTTGGCATCAGGCCAGACTACTGGTATTGAAAATGTTGAGCAGTATAAACTTTATCATACTCTTATCAAAGAGGAAGTGCAAGAACTAGAAGATTCTACCACTAGAGAAGATGATGTAGATGCACTTATTGACATCATGGTTGTGACCATTGGCGCACTACAGTCAATTGGCGTAGATATCGAAGGTGCTTGGAATGAAGTGCATCGCAGTAATATGGCCAAAGTTGATGCTGGCACTGGTGTGGTGTTGCGTAGAGAAGATGGCAAAATTCTCAAACCTGAAGGCTGGCAACCTCCCAATTTAAAACAGTATCTGCGATGAGTTTACACATCAATCGGTTCATTGACTCGATTAAGGCTGCAGAAAGCCGCGGACAAAAAGATCTTGTCATACCCATGCGTGATGCCAAGGACTTGCACGGCGATATAACCAAACTACTGTTAGCATTAGAGCAATTACACAAGAAACAAGCTGCAACAAATGAACCAATTGAAGTGATTTTATCTGGTGGCAGTTTCAAATCTACATAGTTATTGGGATAAATAAACACGGAGTTTATCTATGTCAAGACCCAAGCCGCAGGTGTTAATTGAAATCACCAACAAACAAACCTACAAGACCGAGCAAGTGCTGGCCTCAGAAGGCGTGTGGGCAGTTTTTTATGACAACAAACCAATCAATCTAAAAACTTCAAACATGCTTACCCAGTATCCTGGACCCAAGTATAAAAAGGTTAGTTTTTCAAATCCTGGACATGCTAAGAATCTAGCTCGCAAACTCAACACACAGTTCCAGACCACTAAGTTTTCAGTGGTACTTTTAAAATCTGGGGATATTGTATACCCCAATGCTAACTAAGCAACAAATCACACAAAAAATCCTTCAAGGTCTTCCCGAAAATGATCGTCCTGCCTATGACGAAGCCTGCAAATCATGGTGGATGAACTTTAGAGAAGGTGGCGGATATAGACTTACTAATGCCGGATACATGGCCCTAAGCACTTGTGATTTAGAAACATACTCATTTGCTGTCCCAACCAACTTGAGTGCTATTGCTAGACATCTGCTAATTTTAGATAAAAAATTAGATTGTCCTTACTACATCAAAATTGGCAAGAATCCGCAAATTGTTTTGTTTGGTAGCAAACAAGCAGTGATGTTGGCCATGTATGGCGACTTGGAAAAGTGGCTGACCTTTTTAGATCGGACCTAAATGTATTGGAACAATCCCTTAGTTGACGCACAGTGGCCTGGCACTCAGGATCCTGTACAAGACAGCTTGCACAATGGCACCCACTGTTTGTTTTGGAATCCGCATGCTGAGTTTCAAAATTTGCCTACCAATCAGCGACTTGGTGAACTGTGTAGATGGGCCATGGAATGGATTGATCACGATGGTGTAGATGGTTTTGCTGCCGAACCACGCAATCATTACGACATAGCTAACTTGGTCAAATTAAATCTCTGGATACACGACATCCGAGCACAGGGTATTGTGAAACCTTGGTTGTTGTTGGATCAAGATGGTGTGCTAGTTCCTGGTACCGGAGACAGCAGATTGAGATGTTTAGAACGCATACCAGAAATTAAAACTGTGCCTGCGTTCGTAAGCACACATGTCAGCAGGGCTGGTCAATATCAGCATCTTGAGCCTGTGAACACGTTGGATCAATTTGCCAAATTGTGTGGAGCTCGGCCCGGACAATTGTTTACTTTTAGGCTGACAGATCCCTCTGCCCCATTTGGCATGTACTGGTACGAGTACAACAGTGACCAAACTAGATGGGTCACACCCAGTGAAGCAGATTGTGTGCAGGCTTTTGTGGCCTATGCACATGCCCATCCAGGTCTCAAAATCACTCCTGAATGGTTTGATTACCTGATTGACTGGAATCAATACCACAATATTTTAAAAAAGTAGCCGACTGAATCTGTTTCCATTGTGCAGGCCGATCAAGAGACACAGGAACATTCACTCCCATCCAAGGCAAACTGTCGTTGCAGTGCCCGGTAAAGCCTTGCTTGGGCAGCAGGAACTCTTTGGGCCATTTACGTAAAAACTTTTGTTTTAGTAAAGGCTTGCCTTGCCGTAAATGCCAAGGCAAGTTGAGAGCAAACTTTATAATCTTAGGATGCATGAATGGCGAGCGTGGTTCTATACTGTGTGCCATTGTCATGGTGTCTACACCTCGTGCATCCACTGCTGTGATCTGCACAAGATAATCCATTAGCAGTGTGGCAGCCCCCGCATGTCCTTGTGAAGCAGCCACACATTGATGCCAAAGACGTTGACTGTCTGCATCTGATGGGTCAAAACAACTATAAGGACTTGCAGATGTGTCTGCAGTGAATTGCATGTTTTGGTATTGAGTATACCCGCCAAACAGTTCATCAGCGGCTATGCCAGTAAACAAAATTCGTTGCTGACAGTGATGAGCAATGCGCCAATGGCCAACAAAACTCCAACTCTGCACAGGCATCTGTGAATACTTAATGATGTCAATGTAGTCTTGTGCCCAGTCACGTTCGGTCATGGGCAACTCAACAACTGTTTGACACTGTTGGTCAGTTAAAAACTCTCTGACTCGGTTGCTTACAGTGTCTTTGCCTTCACACACTGTGGTATATAATCCTGTAAACTCTGGCATGGCAGCCAGTATGATCCCAGAGTCCACGCCGCCACTAAAGGTCAACCCTGCTGGTTCCGCAGGTCTCATGTCTGCTATGACTTTGTCAAATATCCAATCAAATTCTTCTTGAGCTTCACTATCACTCATAGATTGCGGATTTTGTGCCCAGTCAAATATGTTATCAAGTTGGAAACTTACACCAGTTTCGGTATACAATTGTCCTGGCTCACAACGTTCAATGCCTTCATAAGGTGTGTGCCTTATGGTAGGCCAGTGTTTTTGACTCCAGTCTTTGATGTAAACTCGAGATTGCACATAGCACAAGATTGCTGACACTTCGCTACTCACAATCAAAATGTCATTGTCTTGATATCGATACAAACAACGTTCGCCTTGTGGATCGGTTGCAAATCTCACTGACTCGAAGTCAGTATATACCCAAGCCCATGGACCTTCAAAGTAAGGAAACTTTTTGTAGTTTTGTTCTCGCACTGTGCGATAAACTAGTTCAGTATCTGTGCTATATTTGCCAAACCAACGATAGTTATATACTTCGCCATTGTAAGCCAGGAAGTCTGATCGTGGACGATGATAAAACTCATCTTCGCCTGTGATGTGTAGCACAGTCTGTGCTATGAAAACGTTGTTGTGATGTTGGTAGTGTGTGAAGTCTGGTCCGCGATCATGTATCTTTTCAACTGCCTGTAGATGTAGGTCGAGGCCAAGAGGCCACCGACTTTTCACAAACAGTATGCCACACATTATTTTATTTTTTCAATCACACCTGGAAGCCAGTTTGCAAAATCTACCGGCCAGCTAGCCTGCATTTCGGCCAGTAATTTTTGGTTGTGGTTAGCTGCTGCCAAACAGCGTTGTTTGAGTGTGGCAAAGTCTTTTGACTTTAGTTGGTTGATAGTATTAGATGCTGAATAATAAAAATCCACAAACTTGTCTCCAAATTCTCCAGTGTTATTTTCAAGCACAGTATCGTAAGGATGAGAAAAAATATCTTTTAATACGTCAAATCCCAAACTCCTGAGATATGCTACGGTATGCCTATTGCTGTAAATTGCCCAAGGCACAGGAGTTACCAGTGCTCTAAATGTTTTTTCACTCAATGCAATAACACTTTCGCCTGAATATGTTTCAATTACTATGTTCATCCATGCTTTTAATTGACTCTGGTCAAAATTAAAACTATGATTGCGATATGGCATCAGAGATATCATATGATCGTACGTTTTTTGATACAACATCTGTAAAGTATGAGGCAACGTGTTAAATTCTTTTTTAAAGTTGTCTTGGAATGATTTAGCTGAATCATTCGTGCTTTGCCAATGCCAACAATTGAAATTAATAAAATCCCTATCAAGATCCAACAGCACAGGCCAATCTTTATGCATGGGATGTGGATCTGGTTTGGTGGTTCTAGTTATTAGTTCAAGAAACAGTATCATGCGTTTTTGATCAAGTCGGTTAACTCCAAAGTTAAACCTACGTTCAGGTTCCCATTCTTGTTGTTGCGGTTGATAGTTGTAAATTCCAAAATAACTTTCTGGCAATTGAATTACTTGATAGGTGGTTGGCCACAGCACTCGATTGTCTGTTATCACCACGGTGTTGCGATCAAATGTGTCCGGCAGTGGTGGATTTGTTCCAACTGATCTACAGGTGTAAAAGTCGTCGGCCAAACAAATCACCACAGTTTGATCACCACGTTGCCACACTTTTTTGATATCATTTTTTGGAGTGTAGCCTAAATTGATTAACACACTTCTAAAAAAATCCATCATGGCATTTTCATGCCAAATGCAAGAAGTTTGTTGGAAAATTTCGCCTTCGTAAATGTGATGATATAAGTCTTTCATGTGGGTACTTAGCAACACTCGTGGCCCTGAGTCAAAATAGCAAAAAGTACTACTTTTTAAGGTTACAAAAAGTAATACTTTTGCAGTAGTTTTTTTGGTTGACCAATAATGCTCGAAATGCTATAATACATGCATGACGAGAAAGAAACGCACTGATCGAAGCCACATTGTGTACTGTATCCAAATTGGATTTGAGTACTACATTGGTATTACCGCCAAAACCCAGCGCACAATCAACATGTCGCTCCGTAGCCGTGTGAACAAACACATCTACCGTAGCCGCACTGAAGACAAGAGCTGGAACCTGTACGAAGCAATTCGCGCCGCTGGCGAAGGTGCTATCAACTACACCATCATCGACATTGTGCGTGGCAAAGATGCCGCACACAAGTTGGAGCGTGAATTAATACAAAAGTATGCACCTGCATTGAACACCGATGTGCGTGTGAAGTTGGTTGCGCAATAAATCCCGTTTTGCTATAATACACACATAGACACTAAAAGGAGCCTGACATGACTAACTGGACTGACCCTATCATACATTGGAACCAACTGCCCGGCACTGAAGTCAAACGACTGCTGGCAACATGGGGCATGGACGAAAAGGCCATAGCCCGCTATGATGCCAAACATGGATTTGAGCACCGTCCGTTAGCAGTGCCTGTGCCTGTGCCTGCGCCTGCAAAGGCAGTGGCCATAAAGCCTGCTGTGGTTGCAGTGCCAAAGGCTCCAGCAAAAAAGGCCGCACCTGCAAAGTCAGCCACTCGTCAAAAGCATGTGGGTGCAGACGGCGAAGTGAAGTTTGTGGCACACCGTAGTCTGTATGTGGGCTTCTGGGGCGGCAAGGTAGTAGTGACCAAACGCACCGAAGCCGCATGCCGTGAATTTTTAGCAAAGGTAAACACAAAATGAGCAAAGAAATTGAACTGGTGCCCGGTGGTGGGCGTTATTATCGTGCAATGACCTTCCACTGGGTGGTTGTGGCTGTGCTGATTGTGCCTGTGGCGGCAGCACTGATTGTGGCTATCCTCAATCCCTTGTGGTTCCGCAGTGCCATGTTTGACTGGGTTGAGCGTGGCGTGAACCAGCTGAGCCAGTGGCGCAATTATCAAAAGTATCGCATCTACTTGGGCACTGATCCCCGGATGTGGCACACCTTGCGTGGCGATTTGAAATGAACGATAAAATGTTTGAACTATTGGCTCAAGCCCGGAATCAACCTGTTGATGTGGTCAAGGCTGCACCTTATGGATCGGCCATGCTTACCCCTGCACAATTGGAGAAATACACCAAGTTGGTTATTGAAGAATGTGCTAAAATAACCAAACAACATTTCGGAGTTGAAGAATGACCATTGAAGATTTAGAACACATATTTCAAAATCAAATTGAAGAAGGCACAGAGAAGCTCTACTTTATGCTCAAAGACGGAGCGGCTATACCCTCAATTCAACGGCATCCTGCTAACGAATTGGCTGGCCTGTTGCCCATGCTGGACTGTTTTCAATACGCTGGCTCAGGTGCTGGTATGCCGAGGTTTACAAAATGAATGAACGAATTTTTGAACTTGCTGAACAGGCCCATGAAGAAACATATCGTATAATGGGTTCAACGTGTTTACAAGAAGCATTTGATGATTTCTATACCGAAAAGTTCGCCGAGTTGATTGTGAGGGAATGTGCTGATTATATCACAGAATACTACCCTCACAGTAGGTATGAAGCCTTTTATATGAAAAAACATTTCGGAGTTGAAGAATGAACGAACGAATTAAAAAACTTGCTGAACAGGCTTATGAGCAAAAGCCTTTGATGGTTCCTAATCCCGAAACATTTGAGATTGAACATAAAATTGGCAACGGCGGAGTTGCTATGTATCATCGAGTGTTTAACCAAGAAAAGTTCGCCGAGTTGATTGTTCGGGAATGTGCCAAGGCTGCATACCTATACGCTAGTGATTCAGAGAACTATGAACACTATGACGACATGGGTTGGGATTGCCTACCTGGTGATTTACAAAGCCATATCAAAGAACATTTTGGAGTTGAAGAATGAATGATTTTGAAGCATTCTTGGTATTCTATGTGATACAGCCTGCCCTGTTTGTGTTTGGTGTGGCTGTGTTTGTGTTTGGCGTTGCACAATATTTTTGGAGTTAGTGTGCCTAAGTTATACATGTTGGTGGGAGTGCCAGGATCAGGCAAAAGCACCTGGATCAAAAATCAAATCTGGGCCTTGGGCTTGAGTGTGGTCAGCACAGACCCGTGGGTGGAAGATCATGCCAAGCGAGAAGGCAAGACTTATTCAGAAGTGTTTGAAGAATACATGCCCATTGCTGTTCGCATGATGACCAACCATGCGCTTGTGGCACAGGCCAATGGTATCGACATCATCTGGGATCAGACCAGCACCACTCGGGCCAGCCGTGCAAAAAAGTTTCGCATGTTGCCTGAATATTCGGCCATTGCCGTGGTATTCCCCACGCCTGAGCCGGAGGAGTTGGCTCGTAGATTGGCCAGCCGTCCTGGCAAAACAATCCCACCTGAGGTGATTGAGCGCATGATTGCGGACTGGGAAGAGCCCGACTTGTCAGAAGGTTTTGAAGAAATTTGGAGAGTGTGATGAACGAACTTGAAACTGCACTAAAAAATCATGACTGGAGTCATGCTGGATATCTAATGAGGCCTGCTGTGGATAAACTCATGAAAGAAAATCCCAAAACAGCCACGGCACTATGGGAACAATATTGTCCGTGGAGTGATGCCAACGGTGGTTATATTGCTTGGAGTAAAAAATGAACAAACATATACCACAAATTGATAGACACCCTTATGTAAAAGTAAAGGGCAAGGGAGTTCGATTGCTCAATACACATCCAGATGATCCTCGTAACAATCAAGTATTCGGGCCCAAGCAATGTGGCATGGTCAATAGAAATCATTATGATTTGTCAGATTATGTATTTACTGGCTGGTGTTCCAGGATAGAGGATCTTCCTGAAGTAACACATAAGGATTATTTGGTATGAACGAACAAATTAAAAAATTGGCTGAACAGGCTTCCGAAATAGATGGGGATGACCTTCTATATTACCATCCTGTATTTGCTGAAAAGTTCGCCCACCTGCTGATGCGTGAAATTGCGATGGTTCAAATCACACATCAAACCGGCATGGACCTGGAGAATAAAAAAATGGATGACCCTGCAAAAGAATTGAATTATGCAGTGATTGAACATTTCGGGGTTGGAAAATGAAGTTTAAATTTTGCAGAGAGTATCGTAACGATACACAAGTTGGGTGGTCGTGGATCATTGTATTTTACAAATGGTTTTGTATCGGTCATGTTTTTCCATACGCATTCGGACCAAGTGATCGTAGTGGATTCCCAATGCATCGACCAAGTTGGGATTTTTCTATAGGAAAGCGAGGGACACCTGGGTTTATTCGAGACTCAATGTATTCGCCTTGGAAAAACGGAGTTGGAAAATGAACGAACTTACACCAGACGAACGCAAGATACTAGTTGATGCTATTCAGGATTCTGCCACTGTTGTACATAAAGGACAAAAAGGTATGAACGAACGAATTAAACAACTTGCCGATGAGGCTGCAAAATACAGTGCCGTGATGGCATTGCCAACTGGGCAATCAGG